CCCGCCTTTATTTATGGCGGACTTATGAAGCATTACGTTTGCAAAATAGCAACAAAACCAACTACGGTCACAGCGGGTACGGTTTATCAGGCGTTTGTTAATACCGATGAAACGTCACTGCGTATCACAAAAATGCACATTCAGCTAGATAGCGCAGACGCGGGCGGCAATGGTAATTCAGTTTATGGGTTTGCTCGCATTAAAGGCACACCAACAAGCGGTACAACATTAACTGCAACAAAGTACGATAATCAAAACGAGCCTAGCAAAATGCTATGCTTACGCAATCAAGCGGGTTTAGATATGACAGGCGTGACGCAAGAGCCCTATTTTATGGAACGCTCAGTTATTTCTAAATTCACTGGAAATGCGTCAACTATTGAGTTTGGCAATAATGGTGAAGGTTTTATATTGGCAAAAAATGAAGGTTTTATTATTTTTGCAGATAACTCAGTTGTTTCTGGCAGCGGAATTTACGGCATGATTGAATGGATGGAGGATTAAAATGGCGTTAATCGTTGAAGACGGTACTGGACTTGCAAACGCTGAAAGCTATGTTTCAGTAGCAGACGCGACAACCTACCATGCAAACATTGGCAACACAGCTTGGGCGGCAATTACAAGTGATGCAACAAAAGAACAATTATTGCGCAAAGCCACAGATTATATGGTGGCGCAATATCGTTTGCAATATGCGGGTTATCGCAGATACTCGACACAGTCGCTTGACTGGCCGCGCTTATACGTTCCATTAATTGATTCCTTATCGGCAAATGTTTTTCCGCAATATGTGGATTTTGACATTGTGCCAACCACTGTAAAAAATGCGTGTGCTGAATTAGCATTAAAATCTTATACAGCCATTTTAATGCAGGATTTAACACAAGGCGTTATTCGTGAAAAAGTAGACGTTATCGAGGTGGAATATGACAAATACTCACCACAGCAAACACGCTATGCTCAAATTGATGCAATGTTATCCGTGTTTTTTAAACAACAAGGCAATGATATGTCGAGATCGTTGGTGAGAACATGACACTTGATGCTCGCGCTCGCTCTACAGCAGATAAATTGCTCGATAAGTTTGGCAAATCAATCACGCTAACGTCTATTGTTGAGGGCACTTATGACCCAACAACGGGTGAGTTATCGGGCGGAACAACAACATCAACCAATCACACTGCCGTTATCAAAGACTATAACGGAATTGATTTTATTAGCGGTGTAGTGCAAGCAGGTGATAGAAAAGTAATGATTGCGGCATTAGGTGCACCAACGCCACAACCAGCCGATAAAGTAACCGTCGATAGTGAAGTTTATCAAGTGGTGGCGGTTCGTCATATATGGTCGGGTGAATTACCCGCGCTTTATGCAATGCAGGTGAGAAAATGACAGGTTCAATGTCGCAAATTGTGGCGCGTGTTAATGGTCGCATTGACGACAAAATACGCGCGGCAACCAGTGAAGTATTTTCAAACATTATCCAAATGACACCAGTTGATACTGGACGCGCTCGCGGAAATTGGCAATGCACAATAGGTGCGCCTTTTACGGGAGAAGATGACACAGGCAATGTTTTAAAGATGCAAAACACATTGCCAAGACGAGCAGGAAGTATTGTTTATCTGACAAACAACGTGCCATATATTCAAAAATTAGAATATGACGCGCACAGCAGGCAAGCACCAAACGGCATGGTTCGCATATCTGTTGCATTATTTGAAGGAGCTTTAAATGGCACTAGTTGAGATCCGTACCGCATTAGAAACAAAACTCAATGCGCTAACGCCTACGATTGCGACAGCGTGGGAAAACGTACCTTTTACGCCAGTCGTTGGCACAGCATATCAGCAAGTTAATTTAATGATTGCAGATACGCTTAATCCAACATTAGGCGGCAATCATTATCGCGTAAAAGGATTTATGCAGGTAATGTTATGTTATCAAGCTAACGTAGGCGCAAAAACAGCAGCAACCCGCGTTGATTTACTGGTTAATCATTTTAAACGCGGTACAAGTTTAACAAACGGCAGTGTAACTGTTATTATTGACAAGACACCATCAATTGCACCGGCATTGATTGACGGGGTGCTTTATAAAATTCCGGTATCAATTTATTTTTCAGCAGATATTTATCCAACATAAAGAGGTTACAAAATGACAATTGCACAAGGCATTAGCAAAAAGATTATCTACAAAAAACAATCTGGTTTAGGTTCTCCAGCAACAGGAAGTGGCGGTCAAGATTTACGCAGAACGTCTGCAACATTAAATTTGGCTAAAGAAACTTATCAATCAAATGAAATTCGACCAGATCAACAAGTTGCCGATATGCGTCACGGCACAAAACAAATCAGCGGCACAATTAGCGGTGAATTATCGTCTAAAACCTATCAAGAATTTTTTGCAGCGGTTTTGCGTAAAGATTTTGCTGCTACGTTTACAGCAATAACAGGTTTGTCATTAACGATTGCCACAAGCGGCTCAAATTACACCATCACACGCGGCACAGGTGATTTTTTAACTGGTGGCGTAAAAGTAGGTCAAGTCGTTAACATTACCGCAGGCAGTGTTAATGCCGCAAACTTAAACAACCGTGTTGTGGTGTTATCATTAACAACAACAGCATTAACCGTTAAACCATTAGGCGCAACTGCTTTAGTGGCGGAAGGTCCGATTGCCTCATGCACTTTATCAGACGCTGGTAAATCGTCTTATGTACCATCATCAAGTCACACTAATGATTATTTTAGTGTTGAGGCTTGGTATAGTGATTTAGCGCAATCTGAATTATTTACCGATATTAAACCAACAAACGCTCAGGTTAAAATTCCATCTAACGGCATGGCGACCGTTGATTTTCCTTTGATTGGTTTAAATTTAACCACTAATACAACTCAGCAAATTACATCAACTACAGCAACTACCACAACAGGTATTGATAGTGGTGCAAATGGTGTGTTGATTGTTAACGGCACACCTTATGCAACTATTACATCAATTGATTTTGACGTGAATGGCAATATAGCCGCTGCTGATGGCGTAGTGGGTAGCACACTGCGTCCTGACGTATTTAGCGGAACAGTTGCAGTTACTGGAACAATCACTGCGCATTTTGACAGCGTCACATTGCGTGATTTATTTATCAATGAATCTGAAGCAACTATTGTTGTGGCGTTAGCAGCTACTGCTGCAAAAAACACAGATTTTGTTTCTTTCACATTGCCACGCGTTAAATTTAGCGGTGCAGACATTGATGATGTTCAAACAGGTTTAAAACGTACATTGCCTTTCACTGCAATTAAAAATGAAGTGTCTGGAACAGGTCTTGAAGTAACCACTATTGTTATTCAAGATTCGCAGGCTGCGTAGTGTAAATCCTGTCGGTTATGCTACAATGGAAACCGCTGCAATCTTTTAGGTTGTAGCGGTTTTTTTAATTTAACGACAGGTAAAAACATGAACAAAACAGAATTATTATCCATTGATGATTTAGATTTAACAGCGGCAAGTGACGCGCCTTTTGATTTAGAAGTGTTAAGCATTAAAGGTGTAAAAACTGGCATTACAATTCAAGTATTAGGCACTGAAAGCCAAAAAGTACAAGAATGGACAAATCGTCAAGCAAACAGAATCAGAACCCAAGCAACACAAAAAAGTGTTACTGGCAAAGATAAGGTTAGAACTGCTGAAGAAGATGACGAGTATATTATCGAAAGCGCAGCGGTTCGCATTGTTGGTTGGTCTGGTTTAAAAGATGAATTTACAAAAGACAATGCAACAAAGTTAATGGCTAGAAATGTTCATGTCAGAATGCAGGTATTGACTGCATCGAATGACTTGGGAAACTACAGCAAAGACTGATTCGTGATCTTGTTGATTATGCAGTGCGCGAATTTGAGCTAACAACAAAAGATGCAAACGGGAATAGCTTAAAAGATGAAGCCGAAAGCCTTTTAAGGCAACGCGGCTATATACCACCAGAATATGAATCATTGCCGTTTCCGCATTTAGTGGGGCATATCTGGGGATGGTTTATTGAGCTAACACGCACACGCGGGAGCAGTGGATTTGGTGCTAATGCAATTAGTTACACCGAAATTGATTCATGGGCTAGGCTTACAAGGCGAAAACCAACAGCATTAGAGATTTATGCGTTAACACAACTAGACGCTGCATATTTAGCAGAGCAATCTAAACAGTCACAAAGTAAAGGCAAAAAATAATGGCAACCGAAGAACATAGCATTCGCGTTAGTGTTGATTCTACAGACGTTACTCGTGCAGAGCGTAGTTTAAACAGTTTAACAAGCGCAACAACACAAACAGAACGCGCTTTAAATAGCACATCAAGTGCGGCACGTTCTTCGGCTGCTGCATTGACTAACGCTGGAAGTTCAGCGTCAGCATCTACACAGTCAATGCTTTCGTTGGCTAATGCAGCAAAAATAGCAGCAACATCACTTGCAGCCATATCATTGAAGTCAGCAGTTTCTGAAATTGCAACTTTTGAAACTAGATTATTACAATTAACAGCATTAACAGGCGCAAGCGCAGCGCAAATGAAAGAAATGGAAAAGCAAGCGCGTGAGCTTGGCGCAACCACAGCTTTTTCAGCACAACAAGCGGCACAAGCGCAAGGTGTTTTAGCGTCAGCAGGTTTGAAAACAAATGAGATATTGACGGCAACGCCTAAGGTTTTACAACTAGCGGCTGCCGGTAGTTTAGATTTAGCTAAAGCTGCTGAAATATCAACTGGAACAATGAAAGCGTTAGGATTGCAACTTGGCGATCTTGGACGTATTAATGACGTTTTTGCAAAAACAGCAGCAGATTCCAGCACAAACGTTGAACAAATTGGCGACGCAATGAAAAACATTGCGCCAGTAGCGAAAACTTTTGGAATTAATCTTGAAACATTGACAGCATCGCTGGGGATTTTGGCAGATAATCAGATTAAAGGAAGT